GAATTCCGACGAACATACGCAGGATTCATAAAAGCAAATGCAGGTGCTTATCGAGGATTTGCTGAAGGCATTGAAGATTTAGCAGAATTGCCGCCTTCGTTAATGAATAACTTTGTTCAATCTCAAACAAAAATGGGTGCTTCATTGATCAGTAATATGAACTTTTTTGAAAATTTACCGACTACTATAGAAAGAATGATAGCTGAAGGCACAGATCTACGAGGAGTGTTAACTGATTCTGCTAGTAAAGCATTCGTGGATGCAGAGAGGAGACGTAGCCAAGTTCAGCAAGAAATTGATGCATCGGTGTTAGGAAATATGCAAAAACTTGGAAGTACTATGGAATTGTTAAATCAAGCTACATTGTCCATGGTAAGAGCACAAGATAGTATTAACCAGTTAGTAAATAGACTTAAAGATATACCAACGGGAAAAGAGTTTAACAAAGCTGTTGGGGATATTGTGGATCAGATCTTTAAAGGAATGGGAATACCATTGAAGAAAAACGAGCCTCCTGCACCTGCAAGAGTTCCAGAAGGAGGAGCTACTGAATTGCCCCCGGGAGCGTCATTGCCAGGACCAACTTTTGCACAAGCTTCTCCTATCACACCCAGTACTCCCTCAGAAATTGCTGATCAAGTACTACTTATGGAACTATTGGCTGACAGTAAATCACAAAAAGCAAATCAAGAATCATCAGCTGAATCTCGTAATTTAGCAGCCGACATTACCAGATTACAAACACAAATTGCATCATTGGTTACTGCAAATAATAACAACGAACAAGTAGTAGCAGCACTAACTGATCAGAATGGATTAATGTCAACATTAAATGACAAAATGAGTGAAATGATAGATTCTAATAGAAGCATATTCAATGCATTGGCTTAATTTTTAGGTAAATATCTGACTGGAGAAAAGTTTTAATGTCTTGGAAAAAGTATTTTAGGGTAGCAAATGTAGCTGGAGCAGTAAGTCCTATTAATGGCTCTCAGGCTCAAAATATGACCTATAGAAATTATCAAAGCAACTTGCCTGAAGTTTATATAGGTCATCCCAATAGAATTGAACGTTATAACCAGTACGAACAAATGGATATGGACAGTGAAGTCAATGCCGCACTGGACATTTTGGCTGAATTTAGTACTCAAAGCAATGAAGAAAACGGCACAGCTTTTAAATTTTATTGGAAAGAGCAGCCCACAGACAACGAAGTTAAGATTATTCGTGAGCAGTTAACACAATGGGTTAGCTTAAATGAGCTTAACAAAAGAATATTTAAAATGTTTCGAAATACTATCAAGTATGGTGATCAAGTGTTTATTCGTGATCCAGAAACATTTAAACTATTTTGGGTAGAAGTCAGCAAAGTTGTCAAAGTCATTGTAAACGAAGCAGAAGGTAAAAAGCCTGAACAGTATATTCTCAAAGATATTGCTCCAAATTTTGAAAATTTAACAGCTACAACCATCAATACCAGTGACGTTAATGTTAATCATCCACAAGTAGGCGGCGGCAGTGGTGCATATATTCAACCAAAAAATCCAATTGGTGGCGGGTCAAGATTCAGTCATGCTCAAAACGAAGCAGCAGTAAATTCTGAACACATAGTACATTTAACACTGACAGAAGGGCTGGATTTCAGCTGGCCTTTTGGTAACAGCGTGTTAGAAAATGTGTTCAAAGTATTCAAACAAAAAGAATTACTGGAAGATGCTATCATTATCTATCGCGTACAAAGAGCACCAGAACGTAGGATTTTTTACATTGACGTAGGTAACATGCCCAGTCACATGGCCATGGCCTTTGTTGAACGAGTTAAAAACGAAGTGCATCAACGCCGTATACCTACACAAACAGGTGGCGGTCAGAACATGATGGATGCCACATATAATCCATTAAGCACTAACGAAGATTATTTTTTCCCACAAACAGCAGAAGGCCGAGGCAGCAAAGTTGATACACTGCCAGGCGGTAGTAATTTAGGGGAAATTACAGACCTGCATTTCTTTACCAATAAACTATTCCGCGGACTAAGAATCCCCAGCAGCTATTTGCCAACGGGGCTAGATGACGGAACCAGTAATCCAAACTCTTTTAGTGACGGTAGAGTAGGAACTGCACTAATTCAAGAATGGCGATTTAATCAATATTGTATGCGTTTACAGCGTATGATCTGTGAAAAATTAGATCAAGAGTTCAAATTATTTCTTCGTTGGAGGGGCATTAATATTGACAGTAATTTGTTTGAATTACAGTTCAATGAACCGCAAAACTTTGCCAGCTATCGTCAAGCTGAAGTAGATCAGGCTAGAATCGGATCGTTTACTCAATTAGAAGCTTTTCCATATTTGAGCAAACGCTTCTTATTAACACGATATCTTGGATTAACAGAAGAAGAAATAGCCGACAACGAACGTATGTGGGCCGAAGAGCAAGGGGACGTAGACAAAGCACCGCCAGGCGAAGCAGGACTACGTAGTATTGGCATTAGTCCAGGCGGATTAGATGCTGATTTAGAAGCAGCAGCTCCACCAGCAGAAGGCGAAGCAGGTGCTGCACCACCTGCAGAAGTAGGAGCGCCAGCACCTGGAGCAGCAGCGGCAGCAGCACCAGCACCCACTGGAACCCTATGATTTTAATAAATTGGTAAATACCTGATGCAGCTCTTAGAACTTTATAATGAGATTCCGGACGGTTATCGTAGTGAAAAAGACGATAATAGTGTCATTAAAATTGATGACACTAGAAAAACACGATTAACTTTGGACCGATTGAATAAACTTCGCATTATGAACGACACTAGAAAATTAGAGCATGAAAAGAAACTGGAAAAAGTTTCCACTCAGTATAAATCAGCAGTTGAAGCCAGTGCTGGGCTTTAATTATTTTTTAAAAACATTCAAAAAACGCCCATTTAACCCATTAAATGCTCATATTCTGTAAATAACTATACAGAATTCACAAACATATTTTTAAAAGGAACACAAATATGTCAAAATATGAGCAACTAATTGAATACATTATTAACGAGCAAGAAGATAAAGCTCGCGAACTTTTCCACCAAATTGTGGTTGAAAAATCGCGTGATATCTACGAGTCGTTAATCGACGAGCAGGATCTTGAAGAAGTCGGTGGAAATGAAGTCGAATCTATGGTAGACGAAATCACTGGTGACGAAGAAGGAATGCAAGAAGCCGAAGACGACATGGGCGATGACGAAGAAGACATGGACATGGACATGGACGCTGGCGATGACATGGACGCTGGCGATGACATGGGTATGGACGGCGGTGACGACATGGAAAATCGTGTCATGGACCTTGAAGATGCGTTAGATGAACTTAAAGCAGAATTTGATGCTTTAATGGGTGGCGGTGACTAAAAAAGATAAAAAAGAAGAAATGCTTAAAGACAAAGATAAAAAAGCCAAAAAGATGACTGAAGCTGAATGGATCCGCGAATACGTGGAAAAAATCGGTGAGCCATTCCCAGGAAAAAATACAGAAACAGGTGAAGTTGGTGCAGGTGGCACAGCCAGTTTGAACACTAAATCTATTGTTGCTGGTAAAAACGATATGGGTGGCACTGCTTCTAATATCGCTAAAGGTGGCGCAGAGTCTGATCCAAGCGGAACACCAAATAAAAAGCCCAGCGGTCTTTTAAAAGGCGGTTCTGACTTAATTGGTAAAGTACAAAACAGTCCAGGTGCTAATGCTGGTAAAACAGCTTATAAGAGTAAAGCTCCTGCTGCATCTAAGGCAGAAGCAGGTGGAACTAACGACAAAAGTCCGTTAGCTAAGTAAGGCAAATATTGTGCGCGGATTAATAAGAGAACACTTATCGTTTGACAATGCTAGAATGGAAGTTCTAGCAGAAGCTAGTGCTGATGGCCAAGGTAAGAATCTCTACATGAAAGGTATATTCGTTCAAGGCGGTGTTAAAAACGCTAATCAACGAGTATACCCTGTACAAGAAATATCGCAAGCAGTAGATTCTGTCAATAAACAACTTAAGGAAGGTTATAGCGTTTTAGGCGAACTAGACCATCCTGATGATTTAAAAATTAACTTAGACCGTGTGTGCCATATGATCACAGAAATGTGGATGGATGGTCCAAATGGTTTTGGTAAATTAAAGATTCTTCCAACTCCAATGGGTAAACTGGTGGAAGCCATGTTAACCTCAGGGGTGAAGTTAGGAGTGTCCAGCAGAGGTAGCGGCAACGTTAACGAAAGCTCGGGCCATGTTAGTGACTTTGAAATAGTCACTGTTGATATAGTTGCACAACCTAGTGCTCCCAATGCATATCCAAAAGCTGTTTACGAAGGGCTTATGAATATGCGCCATGGACACAAAGTTCTCGAAATGGCAAAAGATGCCGGTGCAAATCAAAAAGTCCAGAAGTATTTTCAAGAGGAAGTAAAACGCCTCATAAAAGACTTAAAAATATAAAAGGAAAATGATCCATGTTTGATGCTATCAAGCCATTAATCGACAGTGGTATCATTAACGAAGACACCAAGCAAGCTATCAGCGAAGCTTGGGATACTAAGTTAAATGAAGCACGTGAACAACTTCGCGCAGAAATTCGTGAAGAGTTTGCTAACCGCTATGAACACGACAAAGGTGTAATGGTCGAAGCTCTAGACAAAATGGTCACAGAAAGTCTACAGTCAGAAATTCGTGAGTTTGCAGAAGAAAAAGAGCAACTAGCTGCTGATCGTGTACGTTTTAACAAACGTATGCAAGAAAGTGCTGGAAAATTTGATCAATTCCTAGTTGGAAAACTAGCAGAAGAAATCAAAGAATTGCGTAGTGATCGCAAAGTTCAAAAAGAAAGCGTAAGCCGTCTAGAGAAATTTGTTATCCGTGCTCTTGCTGAAGAAATTCAAGAATTTGCTAAAGATAAACAAGATGTAGTTGAAACAAAAGTTAAATTAGTTCGTGAAGCAAAAACCAAGCTTGACCAATTACAGAAATCTTTTGTTACAAAATCTGCTGCTCTTGTAAAAGAATCTGTGGCTAACAAGCTAGAGTCAGAATTGACTCAACTAAAAGAAGACATCCAAACTGCTCGCGAGAACAATTTTGGTCGTCGACTATTCGAAGCTTTTGCCAGCGAATTTGCGATTACTCATTTAAATGAGAATCAACAAATCGCTAAACTATCAAAAGCATTAGAACAAAAAGAAGCAATGATTGCAGAAGCTAAAAAGTCTGCTGCTGAAAAATCTGCTTTAGTTGAATCAAAAGACCGTGAAATCCGTATCATTAAAGAATCTCAAGAACGTCAACAAGTAATGAGTGACTTAATGAAACCATTGAATAAAGAGAAGCAGGCTGTAATGAGCCAACTTCTTGAAACAGTGCAGACTAACAAATTGCAATCTGCATATGAAAAGTATCTACCCGCAGTTCTAAATAATTCTGTTGCACCAAAAGCTGAAAAAGCTCAAGTGTTAGCTGAATCCAGAGTAGAAGTGACAGGAGATAAATCTGCTAAGGTCGCCGTTGAATTTGATCATAATAATGTGATCGAAATTAAACGTTTAGCAGGGCTTAAGTAAACCCTAATAAGGAAAGAAAAAAAAATGACACAAGCACTATTAGAAGGCCGTTGGGGCGAAACAAAAGACGCCCTGCTAGAAGGTCTTAACGGTTCACGTAGAACCACTATGGGCGTTATCTTAGAAAACACCCGTAAGCACTTAGCTGAAGCTGCAACAGCTGGAGCAACAAGCGCAGGTAACGTAGCTACACTTAACCGTGTTATTCTACCAGTTATTCGTCGTGTAATGCCTACAGTTATTGCTAACGAAATCGTTGGCGTTCAACCAATGACTGGACCTGTTGCACAGATCCACACATTACGTGTTCGTTATGCTGAAACAACCAATGTAACTGCACCAAGTCCATTTGACACAGGTACAACAGCAGGTGATGAAGCACTAAGTCCATTCAAGATTGCTACAGCATATTCTGGTTCTTTGACAACCGGTCGTGCTACTAGCACATCTTCGTTAGAAGGTCAACCAGGCCGTAAGATCAACGTACAGATCTTAAAACAAGTTGTTGAAGCCAAAACTCGTAAGTTAAGCGCTCGCTGGACATTCGAGGCTGCACAAGATGCACAATCTATGCATGGCCTAGACATCGAAGCAGAAATCATGGCTGCTCTAGCACAAGAAATTACAGTTGAGATCGACCAAGAAGTTCTTGGTTCTCTACGTGCTCTTTCTGCTACAGACTTCGCTTATGACCAAGCTGCTGTTTCTGGTACTGCTACATTCGTTGGTGACGAACACGCTGCTTTGGCTGTTCTTATCAATCGTGCAGCTAACTTGATCGCTCAGCGTACACGTCGTGGTGCTGGTAATTGGGCTGTTGTAAGTCCAGCTGCATTGACTGTTCTACAGTCTGCAACAACCAGTGCTTTCGCTCGTACAACAGAAGGTACATTTGAAGCTCCAACAAATACAAAGTTTGTTGGTACACTAAACGGAGCAATGCGTATTTACGTAGACAGCTATGCTAGCGATAGCACAGCCGTTCTAGTTGGATACAAAGGTTCTTCAGAGGCTGATGCCGCAGCATTCTACTGCCCATACATTCCTCTAATGAGCTCTGGCGTTGTTCTAGATCCAACAACATTCGAACCAGTCGTAGGCTTTATGACTCGTTACGGATATGTTGAGTTAACAAACACAGCATCGTCTCTAGGCAATGCTGGTGATTACCTAAGCGAAATTAGCGTAGCTAACCTATCGTTTCAGTAATCAAGAGTTTACTTACCACTCGGGATGGGAAGTCAAAAAAGGGCCGCAAGGTCCTTTTTTGTTGAGTATACGATAAATATAATTATAAAATAAAAATGCTGATCGCGATACTGGTAATATCCATCAGCTCTATAACTAGTAAGGAGTTACAGCAATGTTATTTATTGATAACAAATACTATAACTGGTATTGTAAAATTATCTCTAATGCAAGACTTCGTAGTCTATCGACAGTAAAATACACTGAACGACATCACATAATACCTAGAAGTTTTGGCGGTAATAATAAAAAAGAAAATATTGTTAAATTAACTGCCAGGGAGCATTTTATATGTCATTGGCTTTTAATCAAATGCACCACTGGTGATCTTAGAAATAAAATGATACAAGCATTGCATATAATGCAATGCAAAAATTCCATTCAATCTCGGTATTCTTCTAAAATTACATCAAAAGTATATTCTTTAATTAGGGAAGAATATGCTAACATAGTTAGTAAAAATATGAAAGGGAAGACAGGCAGATTACCATGGAATAAAGGCAAACAAATTGGTCCTCACTCGGCTGAATCTAATAGATTAAAATCAGAAGCACTTAAAAATAAATTTACTGGAAGTAAGAATCCAGCAGCTAAAACATATATATTCGAAGATCCATACGGAAAAGAGTATATTGTTACCGGAAGATTTAAATATTTTTGTTTAGAGCATCAGTTGAGTTTCGATACTATGCGTAGAGCATTGAATAACAAAAAGAAAACATATCACGGCTGGTTAGTCAAATATTTCAATTCTGATAAATAAATGTAGTTTTTAAAAACTTCCTAGGAGTTGCCACTTCGAGGTAGCTTAGAACGCTAACATAAAGGAATAAATGAAATGGCAAAATTAAAAATACAACACACAAGAACAGGAGCAGCAGGTTATGAAGCTGGTGCTAGCATCGTTACAGACAGTTATGTAAGTCCAACTCAGATCAATGGAACCAATATTGGTGGTACCGGCGGTGACTTAGATCAAACAGTACCAACTATCCGTTGCAGTTTCTTAAGAGACACCGGCGGCGCAGTTGATACAGGTTATATTATCTTCCAAAAAGGAATGCGTAAGTTTGAAGTTAATAACTCTTCAGAAGCAAATACAACTGTTGCTTCGTTGGTAAATGCTATTGCAAGTGAATTGACCACTGCAAACACAATGACTATATTGGCAAATGTGGCAACTGTACTTGGTGCTAACACTGCTAATATTGGAACAGGTGGCGGTGGATATACTGATAATAGAGCATATGCTTACGTAACATGGAAAGCAGCTAACGTATCTGGTTATACTACCCCGAGCACAGAACATCAACTTTCTGGTACAGGATTAACTGGAAATGTCACTATTGTTGCTGTAAACAGTGCAACTAACGTCACTGTTAGCTGTGCAACACAGACAGTAAGTGCAGCTCAAGGCACAGTAACAGAACAATTCAACGTTTCAAGAATCAGCAATAAATTTGTTTGGGAATGGGACAATACAAAATGGCGTTACTACTTAGGTACTCCATATTCTGATGGTGTAACAGTATTAGGTTCTCAACCTGCATGGCAAGCAGTGACGCTTGTTCGCGTAGACAATGCTTGATTAATTTAAGTTAATCCAAAAATAGGCTGTTTATCAGCCTATTTTTTTTTCTTTGAAAAAGAGTTAATTGTTATTTTGAATAAATACTCTAAACGAGAGTCTCTATGGGCGCAAGCAAAAGAATTAATACTGGTAATTATACTATAACAACATTTCCCAATGATGGTAATCCTTTGGGAAATGTTGATATTACTACCAACACATTGATGGTATATGGTAATCTCAGAGTTACCGGAACTACTACCAATGTTCAAGCATACGATACTACACTTTCTATTTTTAGATTAAATGCAAATTTAACTGTAGCAAATGCACCAGCACCTGGATTTAGCGGAATTGAAAATAACAGAGGCAGTCAACCCAGCGTTGGTTTATATTGGGACGAAGATGGAACCTTTCAAGGACAATGGATAGCCAATAATGCTCTAGGAAATGCTGGCCCAATATTGACCAGTTATAATGTAAAAATTGATCAAACTACAAATAGTCCTACTGGAAATGTTGGGTACACAGTGGTCAGTGCTAATACAGCGGGCACTGGTGGTAGTGGATTATTTGTTAATGCTGGAACTAATTCGGCTGAATTAGTTACAACTTTGGGCGCAAAAAAATACGCAATAATTTTTGGATAAACTATGTCTTTACAAAGTACTTTATTAACTACATCACCAGGAGCAGTGTTTACCAGTACTGGTAACACAGCCGCGATGACCATGTATTTTACAAACTATTCTTCAAGTAATGTAGCTGCTTTTAGCCTATGGGCAGTAAAAAGCGGTGATGTGCCTGAAAATAAAAATATTTTATATGTTAATGTAACTGTTCAACCTGGGGATACATATTTGGCTAGTACAGAAAGGTTGTTATTAGATAATAATGATGAACTTTATGCTAATACCACAGCAAACAGTACCATGTCAACGACTTTAACTTATACAAACATATAAAAGATTTAAGACCATGGGACAATTAATTAAGAATACCGAGTTAGATGTTAACACAATAAATGCAGCGGTGTTGACTGCAAATAATAGTCCCGTATTGACTGTGGCTAACAGTACTTTTGACAATGTAATTTATGTAGCAAAAAACGGAAATGATTCTAATGACGGTAGAAGTTTAGCCACACCAAAACTTACTATTGCTGGAGCTATGGCCATAGCTACATCAGGTACTGCGGTTAAAGTTGCTAGCGGATCTTATACTGAAGCTATGCCTTTTATAATTCCTGCTAATGTCGCATTATTGGGCGACGATCTTCGTAGTGTATTTGTTCAACCGGCTGGTGGAACAGGTGACATGTTCTATATGAAAGGCGGCAGTTACGTTTGGGGTATCACTGTTAGAAACTATACAGGAAAAGCATTTAGCTTCCCTCCTGATTTATCAGCAGGAGAAATTTTTGTAAGCCCCTACATTCAAAATGTAACAAGTTTTACAACTACCGGTACTACAGTATATATCGACGGAGACTTAGTGCCTGGAACAAATTCTACTAGAGCATTTATTTTAGGATTTATTACCAGTATTAACCGCGGTGGATACGGACTAGTAATGGTGAACAGATCCTACAGTCAAGCAGTTAACGTTTATACCATTGCCTGCGAAACTGGAATTTGGGTGCAATCGGGCAGTTTCTTAACATTGAACGGCAGCGATTGTGGAATCGGTAATGTTGGATTAAAGGCAGAAGGTTTTAGTTCTCAGTTTACTGGTAATGTATTAGGTAATATTCAAGTAGGGGAAACTTCTTGCAACATTGCTTTTGTGTCAAATCCTCCAAGAACAAATAATGGGTTGTTATTCGATGGCGATCCCAATATGTATTTTATTACCACATTTAGTAACATTACTGCTATAGTTGGAAATACTTATGGTAATGTATGGAATGTGAATATTTCGGCTAGATTTAGCACCAATACCGGAAATGTTATTTCAGATGGTACTGGAGTAGATGGATATCAAGTAAGCACTATCAGCGCCAGTGCTCATACGTTTGAGTATGTGGGGGCAGGTACTAATCCAGCAAATGCATTACCTCAGTACGGGGGTATACCTATCCCAGAACGCGAAGTAGTAGAATTAAATTATGGTAGAGTTAATTGGACTAGCACAGATCAAAAAGGCGATTTTAGAATAGGTCCCGGCCTTGCGGTAGTTAGGGCTACCGGAACAATCGAGGGAGATGATTTTAATCGAAGCTTATTCGCAGTCATGACCCCGTATATTCTATCAATTGAAGGATAATAAAAATGGCAACACCTATTAATACGTTTAAAACAGTAACAGCAAATCTTACAACATCAGGCAATAATATAATGTACACTGCACCCCCTATTACGTCTACAATTGTATTAATGGCACAGGTAACAAATGTTGGAAATTCAACAGAGGAAGTTACTGCAAGTCATTATGATGGTACTAGTGTGACCACTGAGTTAGTGAAGAATTTTTCTGTGCCGGTAGCAGATGCAGTTGGTGTTCTTGTGGGAAAATTAGTTTTAACGGCAGGTCAAAGTTTTCTAGCTTCAGCTAGTGCCAATTCTGCTCTTAAGTTAACTTTAAGTTTATTAGAAACAAAGTAAAATATGTCTAAAAAGATAAGTGACAACATCATAAGCGGACGAGTTCCGAAAACACCGAGTGCTAATGCTGATCCTGGTAGATATACATACTTAAATCTGCAAAACGCAGAACCAGATTTGGGTTTACCAGCGGGCAATGCTTATGTATTAACAGGCAATGTTGATGGCGCACGTATTTGGGCTAACATAGCAGATCTTATCAGTGAAGGCGGGGGGTTGTCCGGTAACATTAATGTTAACGGTGGTGGATCATTTGGTGGCAATGTAGAAGCCAACGGCAGTGGTCTATTTGGTGGCAATGTAGAAGCTAACGGCAG